TTTTTTTTGCCTATTTTGTTTTACGTAGTTTTACGAAGGGGCAATTATGGCAACACTTAAAGAGCCTATAAAAATCTTTATAGTTCAGTCTCTTGCTTGCTTTGATACCCCTCAGCAGGTTGCGGATGCTGTAAAACAAGAATTTGGAGTCGAAATTCCAAGGCAACAAGTAGCGGCCTATGATCCAACAAAGCCAGCAGGGAAAAACTTAAGTAAGAAACTTACTACTTTGTTTAATAAAACCAGAGCAGATTTTCAAAAGAATGTTTATGACATCCCTTTAGCTAATAAAGCTTACCGACTCAAAGAGCTTCAGAAGATCTATGAAGACTGGAAGAACAACAGGCTTATGAAGCAAGGGGTTATTAAACAGGTTCGTGAAGAAATGCAGGGTTATGACCTGATGTTATTAAATCTTGAGTTAAAACAGCTTGAGATTGAAAAGTTGAGAGAAGGTGGAGGTGATGAAGATCCAACACCAGTCAAGGTAACTATTCAAGTTGTGGATGCGAGTAAAAAAGATGCCGAACATCAATCCGACGCTGAATGTACCTCAGGCTAATTTTTTGCAGATGGAAAAGAAGTTCCGCGCATTTGTCGCTGGCTTTGGATCGGGAAAGACTTGGGTTGGCTGCTCCAGTTTATGCAACAAAGCTTGGGAATTCCCAAAAGTACCTTTGGGTTATTTTGCTCCAACTTACCCGCAGATTCGCGACATTTTCTTTCCAACTATTGAAGAGGTTGCTTCCGATTGGGGACTTAAAACTAAGGTTTATGAAACCAATAAAGAGGTTGATATCTATTATGGTCGGCAATATCGAACCACAATCATTTGCCGATCTATGGAGAAACCAGCAACAATTGTTGGTTTTAAAATTGGCCATGCCCTGATTGATGAGCTTGATGTCATGGCCAAGGTCAAGGCACAACAAGCTTGGCGTAAGATCATTGCACGTATGCGTTACAAGCAAGCTGGTTTGCTCAACGGTATTGATGTGGCCACAACTCCTGAAGGTTTTAAGTTTACATACGAGCAATTTGTTAAAGAGGCAAATAAATCCGAGGCTAAGCGTAAACTCTATGGAATGATTCAAGCTTCAACTTATGACAATGAAGCTAATCTTCCAGAAGACTACATATCATCACTTTATGAGTCTTATCCTCCACAACTGATTTCAGCTTACTTAAGGGGGCAGTTTGTCAACTTAACCAGCGGTGCTGTTTACCCCGACTTTGATCGAGTTCTAAACCACACGGATGAAGAAATTAAGAAAGGTGAGCCTTTACTCATTGGTATGGATTTTAACGTGCTTAAAATGGCTGCTGTGGTTTATGTCATTAGAGAAGGAAAGCCAAGAGCTTTAGATGAACTGGTTGGGGTGAGAGATACACCGACGATGTGTCAATTGATTAATGAGCGCTTTCCAGATCACGATATTACCGTGATTCCAGATGCTTCAGGTCAGGCAACATCTTCAAAGAACTTCAGTGAATCAGATCATGCAATCTTAAAGAAAAATGGATTCAAAGTTGAAGTGAATGGTGTGAATCCCGGAATTAAAGATCGTATTACTGCTGTTAATGCACAAATCCTAAATGCCGAGGGTGAACGACACTTAAAAGTGAACACAAATAAGTGTCCTAACTTTACGGCTACTTTAGAACAGCAAGTCTATGATGATTTTGGAATGCCAGATAAAAGCGCTGGTTTGGACCACGTTGGCGATGCTGGTGGATATCCATTAGCTAAACGTTTTCCGATCATCATTCAGAAAGTATTTAAACGGCGCACAATCGCTGGTTTTTCTCGTTAAACAACGCACCTTTTTAGGTGCTTTTTTATTGGTGTTTTTATGGCAGTTACTGATAAACATCCGCAGTATATTGCTGCACAAAAAAGTTGGTTAATTATGCGAGACGCCGTTGCTGGTGAAGAGCAGATTAAACAGGCACAAACTAAGTACCTAGCTAAATCGGCCGGAATGATTGAGGCTGAAAAGCAAGGTGATACGACTGGAGAGATTTATAAGGCCTATCTAAGTCGAGCTCAGTATCCGCTATGGGTTCAGGACGCATTACGCACAATGATCGGGTTAGTTTCAAAGCTTGAGCCGAATATTGTGATTGAAAGTTCTCTACTTAAAGGATTGATAGAGAATGCAACAAATGACGGTTTTGGGCTTAAACAGCTCTTTATTCGCATTTGTTCAGAGTTGCTAGAGTTTGGGCGCTGTGGGCTGCTTGTTGATGTTGATGCTAAAGGAGTGCCATATTTCGCCTTATATGATGCGTTATCTATTATCAACTGGAAGGAAAACAGTATCGGTGGTCGAAAGGATTTAAAACTGTTAGTGCTCGAGGAGCAATTTGATAATAGTGAAGATGAATTCGGGCACGAAACTAAAACGGTTCACCGCGTTCTATCTATGGATGATGGAGCATTAGCGGTCCGATTGTTCGATGGTTCAAATGTGGAGGATAAAACTCCTGATCTCGGCGGTAATCAACTTTCTTTCACACCATTTGTTTTCTGCGGTGCCACTAGTAATTCCCCAGATGTAGGTACCATACCGCTTTTGACAATGGCCAAGGCTGCTCTGAAGTATTACCAACTTAGTGCAGATTATTACCAGTCACTTCACCATACAGCTCATCCGCAGCCTTGGATTAATGGACTTGAGGGTGATGAAGATATTAGCGTTACTGGTGTTATGGCTGTCTGGAGTCTTCCTCCAAATTCACAATGTGGTTATTTGGAAATTTCAGGTAGCGGCATTGAACTCACTAAAAAGGAAATGGATGCGCAGAAAAATGCAGCATTAGAGGCTGGTGCCAAGGTAGTCGATACCAATACACAAGAATCAGGTGAGGCACGCCGTGCACGTCAGGATGACCAGCAGGCAAGTCTTCACAGTATCGTGATGTGTGCAGCTGCAGCAATTGAACAAGCCATTAAGTATGCAGCGCAGTGGTTAAAGCTGGATTCGACAAAATATTCATTTACGGTTGAACCTGAGTTTATTGTGCAGGTCACGGATATTAATCTTGCAAAACAGCTTTATGAGGGTGCTATTTCAGGGAAAAACTCTTTCCGCACATATTGGGAATACCTGATGACAGGTAAATTACCAGCTCACGACTATCAGGAAGAAGTGAAGCGGGTAGAAATAGAGCGTGATAACACTCCTTTGTAGAGGTGATGTATGGCTTCAAAAGAAGATAAATCATTGATTGAAGTACTTACCCAACATCAGGCGTATTTATATCGGGTGTCTTCTCAATCTGTTAATGAGCTATTAAAAATCTTTAATGATGAGTCAGCATTAATGTTGGCAAAGCTTCGGGATTTGCTTGATGAATTAAATGATTCTGAAAAGATGGCTCTAGCAAGTGGGCAGTACACTACAGCTAATCTGAAGGAAGTTCGTGATCTGATTGCTCAGTGGTTTATAGGACTAAATATTGCATTACCTGAAGCTTTCGCTGTTTCTGCTACTGCCTTGGCTGTTTATGAAGCCAATTACACGGCGAAGCTATATGGTGGCAAGATCAAAAAGCCAAATGGTGAAAAGCTATATGCCGCAGCTAAAAAAATACCATTGGTAGGTGGGGCTCTTGTTGATGATCTGCTATCCAGAATTGCTGAAAATGCCCGTCAAAAGGTTGAGTATGCAATTCGGGATGGTATCAACTCAGGTAAAACAAATCAGGAAATAGTTCAGCGCATTCGTGGTACCAAACGGCTTAATTATGAGGATGGGCTTTTAAGTAGCTCTAAGACTGATATCGATCGTACAGTGAGGACAGTTCGTAGTCATGTGGCCAATCAAGCATATCTAAATAGCTTTAACCAGATTGGCTTTGAATACGTAAGACTGGTAGCAACTTTAGACGGAAGAACTTCAAAACTTTGTGCAACTCTTGATGGTTCCGTATGGGAGATTAACGATCCAGCAAAGCGTGTACCGCCGTTGCATCCTAATTGCCGAAGTATTTTGGTACCAGTCGAGAAAGACGGCCAACTTGTTGGCGAACGTCCATTTGTAATGGATGAACGTCGAGTTAAAGACATCCCGAAAGAAGAGCGTAGCCAGTTAATAGGGCAGCTAGATGCCAATACTACGTTTAGAGAGTTCTTCAAGAAGACAGATGATTTCTTTCAAAGAGAATGGTTGGGGCCGAAACGTTACAAGCTCTATAAGGAAGGAAAATTTGATTTTGATAAGTTCTTCGATCCAGAGGGGCGGTTATACATATTGGACCAACTTCGAAAGTTGGATGAGCAAACCTTTAAGGAGTTGGGCTTATGAGTGAGTCAAGACATTTAGTGCTAAAGCGTCACCCTACTTTGAAAGGTTATCTGGTTATTTGTGATGAAGAAACTGGACAACCTCTAGCTGGACAGAGAGCAGTACAGATGAATTCTGATGCCTTAAATGGACCCGCAACAATTACTGTAACTTTTGAAGCATATGGTGCTCATGGTGTTCGCTTAGTGAGTGATGCACCAAGGCCAAATCAAACAAAGGAAATGTAGCGAAAGGTATTACAAATGTCTGAAAAGCAAATCACTATGTCAGATGCTCAATATATTCTGAGCACAAAATTAATTCTGGTGCCATTTCTTCAAATTAAGATTTCAAGAGCCATGGCAATTTATGGTTTTACTTTTGAAAGATTAAAAGCAATTGCACTCATCAATTAGAACTTAATTTTTAACCTTAGCACCTTCGGGTGCTTTTTTTGTGAGAAGAAAATGATCAAAGAAGTAACAGAGCAAGAGTTAGCTGAAAAGTCTGTGGCACCCCGAGTAACTAAAGCGCAAATTGATTCATTGATGGAGCGTGTTACATATACGGTTGAGCAACGCCCCGGTGGCACGACATCTACTTTTGTCCATGCATTTTTAGATGGAAAGTTTTTCTTAGCAACGGGTTTTAGTGCATGTGTGAATGCTGAAAACTTTGATGCTGAAATTGGTGAGCGTATGGCTCGTGGAAATGCAGAATAGTCAGCTGAAAATAAACTTTGGGAGCTAGAAGGCTACCGTTTATTTGCAACAAATTACTAAGTTTTCAATCGAAATTTAGCGTCCTTAGGGGCGCTTTTTTAATGCCTTGAGATAAGGCTTTACCCAAATCAAACGAGAGGTTTGAACATGTCATTGCCATTTATTGTTGATTCACTTGATGCAATCAAAGAAGAACACCGAGCTTTATATGTCGAGGAAAACGGGAAGTTTCGCCTTGATCTAGAAGGCTATGAAGATCCAAAAGGTTTGAAATCTGCACTTCAAAGCGAGCGTGAGGCTGCAAGAACTGCAAATCGACAACTTCAGGAACTTCAAAAACAATTTGAGGGAATTGATCCTGAAATTGTTAAGAAAGTCTTTGCCCAACTTGACCAAGATGAAGAGGCCAAATTAATCGCAGACGGCAAAGTTAATGAAGTGATTCAAAAGCGCACCGAGAAGATGCGTGAAGAACATGAAAAGTTACTGAAAGCCGAAAAAGAACGTGCTGATAAAGCCGAAACTTATGCTCAAAAGTTCAAGCAATCAGTGATTCAAAGCCAAATTGTGCAGGCTGCAATTGAACTTGAAGCATTGCCAGAAGCGACCCCTGATATCGCCTTTTTAGCTCAGTCAAAATTTGCATTAGATGAAAACGGCAAAGCTGTGGCAGTTGATGAAAACGGGGAAGTAGTCATTGGTAAAGACGGCCAGACACCGATGACCCCAAAAGAATGGGTTGAATCTCTACGCGAGCAAAAACCGTATTACTGGCCTAAACCAAATGGTATGGGCGCACCAGGTAGTAACAATTCAAAAGGTCAGCCAGACATTCTCAAAGCAGATGGCTCGGTAAATATGACCAAATTGGCGCAATTACGAAATGAAAACCCGCAACTAGCTAAAGAGCTAGCGGCAAAACACGGTATTAAACTTTAAGGAGTAAAGCCTAATGGGCGATACAAAAATTGCTGATGTAATCGTACCCGAGTTATTCACTCCGTACGTATTAAATAAAACTGCCGAAAAGTCTGCATTATGGCAGTCTGGCATTGTTGGGGATTTAGATGTAGATGTAGCTTTCGGAACAGAGGGTGGTACTACTGTAAATATCCCATTCTGGAATGATTTAAGCGGTGAGTCAGAAGTACTTTCAGATTCAAAACCTTTATCTGTAAATAACATCACTTCAGGCAAGGATATTGCGATTCTTCATGCACGTGGTAAAGCATGGGGCGCTAATGATTTGGCTAAAGCATTATCTGGTGACGATCCACTTGGTGCGGTTGGTGATCTGGTGGCAGATTACTGGTCGCGTGAGTTTCAAGGTTTTACCGTAAATACCCTCAAAGGTGTATTCGGGGCGGCCAGCATGGCAGGTAATACCCATGATATTTCGGCAGGAACTGGAGCTGCAGCTGTAATTGATGGCGTATCTTTTGTTGATGCTTCTTATAAGTTGGGTGATGCCGTAGATAAATTAACGGCTATTGCAATGCACTCGGCAACCATGGCTGCTTTAGCTAAGCAAGGCTTAATTGAAACTGTTCGAGATGCTGATGGTGTGGTTCTCTACAAAACCTTTATGGACCGTCGTGTGATCGTTGATGATGGTATGCCAGTGGAGGGTGATGTCTTTACTTCATTCCTGTTTGGTCAAGGAGCAATTGGTTTCCAAGATATTGGTGCACCGGTTGGTGTAGAAACAGACCGTGATAGTCTTGCTGGTACTGACATTCTTATTAACCGCCGTCACTTTGTGCTACATCCTCGTGGCATTAAATGGGCAGGTGATACAGGTATTGCACCTAATAATGCCGGTCTTGCTACAGCCGGTAACTGGGAACGTGTCTACGATCCTAAACAGATCCGTATTGTGGCATTCAAGCACAAGATCAAATAACAAAAAGGCGGGTAACACCGCCTTATCTTTTTGGAGATCCACATATGGGACTTTCATCATTTAACCGTGCACGGGAAAGACAACAAATGACAGAAACAAAAATTGCTGAACTCGAAGAACAACTGGCAACAGTAAAGGGCGAATTTATTGCCTTTCAAAATGATACCGAAGCAATGAAAGCACGTATTGCTGAACTTGAATCAGGTGAAGGTGGTCAAACACCTGAAAATGACCAAAAACCAAGTGATACTCAACCACAACCAATTAACTATGCTGGTCTAAAAGTAGATGAGCTTCGAGCTGTACTAACTGAAAAAGGCATTGCATTTGAAGCAGGTGCTAAAAAAGATGAACTTTTAGCATTAATTCCAAAGGAATAATTCATGAGCTTTATCACTGAACAAGAAGCGATAGAACATGTTGAAGGCTTTGATGCTTTATCTGCTAGTGATAAGGCTCAATACCTTCAGATGTCAGAAGCTTATCTATTAGCACGTAACGTTAAGCCTTATGAAGATGCTACCCAAGTACCTGAACCTTTAAAAATGGCCTCCTATCAAATCATCAAGGGCATTATTAAAGGTGATCTATATCAAGGGCAAGAACAGGCACTAAAACGTAAGAAAGTCAAAGCTGATACGGTTGAGACCGAAAAGGAATATCAGGACGGATCAGTAAAGCTTAGTGCAATCGAGCAATTCATTCTTGATTTGATAAAACCGTATTGCAAACGGAAATCCGTCTTTTTTGTCAGGAAAATCTAATGGGCTTACGTGATGAAATTCAGGCAGATATTGATGAAGCATTTAATGAAGATTTAGCGGACGCCGTTCATTCATTTACTTGTGAGCGGATCTCAAGAAAAGATTGGGATCCTAAAACTGAAACGTATGTCGAAGTTAAAGAAAACTATTCTGGTCGTGGCGTTCTGTTTGGCTCATACAGTCAATATGAGATTCAGACGCTTGGAGTACTGGCCACAGATAAGAAGGCTACCGTGCTTCAAAATGAAGTGTCCATGACACCTAAAATTGAAGATGAATGGCTAACAGCCTTAGGCTCATTTCGAGTTATTCATATACAGCAAGACCCTGCCTCAACTATTTGGAAATGCCAGTTGAGAAAAGTTTGATTCATTTTTTATAGTTATTTGGTATTTTATATTTGTAAATTTCTAATAACGTAGAGTAAATATGTCAAAACAACCTAATTTAGATAATCTAGAAAGTCATATCCAAGAATCTTTAAATGGAATAAAGCTTTTATATAAAAATAGATGTTTCTCTCAAGCTAAATATTGTACATATATTCTCATTGATCAATTAGCATGGTTAATTAGTGTTTCAGAAACCCAAGTAAATATTTATTTTAAAAATTGGTTGAATAAGTATTTTATTAAACATTATCCAGAAATAACTGCAGAAGAAATTTGGGCATCACGAAATGGTATGCTTCATAATCATTCTTCTATTTCACGAGATATAGTTAATAAGAAAGTTTCTCGGCAACTATGGTTTGTGGATAATTTAAATCATCTAAATGACGTGAATACAGAATTTAACTCACCCGATTATTTTGTAGTTAATACTACACGTTTTCTTCAATTTGCTTTACTAAATGCTATCAATGAATTTATGAGTGATCTGAAGAGTGGTAACGTTCCAGATATGAATGATCTTGCTGAAAAGCTAGGGAAGCTATTGGCTGAAGTGAAACCTGATTGAGATATAACCGCCATTTTGGCGGTTTTTTTATGGGGAAATTTATGGGATGGAAGGGGAAAAAGCCAACTGATTTTAGTTTTGATGTGGCTAAAACGGCAGAGGAAAAGGTAAAGAAAATTACAATGGATGCTGTTCAATCTTTAGTTGTTTCAAGTCCTGTTGATACTGGCGCTTATCGTGCTTCTCATATCGTCTCAATTGGATCTGGTGACTATGGTGTACGTGGACCTGAAACTAATGCGGTGCAGGATGCAGCTCTTCAAGCCGTTAAGTTTAAGCTGGGTAATTTGGTCTACATACAAAACAATAAGCCATATGCTGAACGCTTAGAAAACGGCTGGTCTGATCAAGCGCCACAAGGTATTTATGGCCTCACGTTTAACTTTATTTCTCAAAAGTACGGTGGCTAAAATGGCAATGACTTTAGAGCAGACAAGGCAAGCTATTATTGATCGCATGCAAAGCTTTACGGGTATTGCTCAGGAACGGATTCAGTATCCAAATGCACCAGGCTTTACGGTGCCTAAAGAAGGTTTATGGTGCCGTTTAACGATTGCAGGTGGGCCGAGCTTTATTTCAGGCATTGCTGATAGTCCTTGTACACGCCGTACCGGTAATATCATGATTCAATGCTTTTCACGTCCCAATTCAGGAATAATGGAAATCACAAAACTGTGTGATGCTTGGCTTGCCCATTTTGAATATTACTCAATCGATCATCTAGAATGTTTAGAAGGACAATCAATTTTTGTCGGGCAAGATGCTGACTTCATTCAGTATAATGTGAGCATTGGGTTTAAGGTGAATTGATATGTCATGTATGCTGACTTTAGAAGAAATCGAAATTAAACGGCAAGAACTGGAAAGACATCTTGAAGATGTTATGTCTGTTGAACTTAAGAAGTGGCAAAGCGAAAACAAGCTATGTGTTTCCGATGTGAATATACGTTTGGCCAATGTGAATAGTCTTGGTGGAACTAAACATAATGTAGTTACTGGAGTAAGTGTTGATTTAGATTACAAACCTTAAATTACTTTAATTAAATGACCGCTAAGAAGCGGTTTTTTTTATGCCTTATTCACTACCACCTCATCGGTGGTTTTTTTATGTCTATAGGAATCACTTATGAGCAATTTTGTTTTTAAGCGTGGTGACACATTCAACTTAAATTTGCAGCTCGTTGATATGGATGACGCGCTGCAATATCCAGCCAATGATGTGCGTCGAGCGATTGATTTAACGGGATATACCTTTACTTCTCAAGTTAAAACTTTGGATGGAACCGCCGTAGCAACCTTGACTTGTGCAGTATTAAATCAGAGTACTCAAAAGGGGTGGCTGAATGTGAAATCAGGTGCAAGTACTGCAGCGTGGCCTTTGGGTCTGTGTCAGATGGATATCAAAGCTGTGGTGAGCGGTACTACTCAGCATACAGAAACTTTGACTTTTCAGGTAATTGACGGGGTGACTGCATAATGGCAAATCTTTTATTTAGATTTAGTTGGGACCACCGACCTTTTGTTTATAACTCATCTCAAGGTAAGCGGCAATTTATGCTGCCTTTTGCTTCGGGCATTCCAAACCTCACTCCAGACTGGACTCAAGTTACGGGCTTAGGTGCAGCGGCAACAAGAGGTGTTGGAGTAGAAAGCGGTAATGTAGCAGCTTATGGTTCTTATGGTTTATCTAACTTAGGTTATGGTGGATCTCCAACTTCAGAAGCCGGAAATGATATTGATGCTGGTTATAAAGCAGGGGGACAAAAGACTCGTTTTAAGAATGCACCCACTAGTATTTATACAAATCCCTATATAGCTGCTTATGCACCTTCTATCGTGGTTACTCGTGGAGAATTTACAGGTACGGAGTTATTTTTACCATATTACACCTCAACACGCGCCAATTGTATGGCTGTAATTGCATGGAATTATGTGCCATCCACTGACACTTTAAGTAAAGCAGAGCAAATCGTTTATACGAGCAAGAACAATATCGTTTATACGACCGATAACAGCGCGACCAGCGGCAAATTGGTTACTGTTGAGACTTCTGGCGAACTTCGCTCCAAGGGGTTCACTGTTGATTCGAACGGGGTTTACAAGGCAGCTTCACCGATTGCAAGACTATTTGCTGATTCACTTGAACTCAATGAAGATGCCTCAAAACAGCCGATTAACTTTGAAAAGTTAGGTACAGGTGACTACCTGATAAAAGGTTCTCTCGGATTTGCTAAAGAGGGCTGGTACATTGAAATGCCTAAAGATGCTAACGGTAATGTTCTTGTTGCTGTGTCATATGAGCAGCATGAAGATGGGGATATTGCAGTAAAAACCTACAAGAAAAAATTTGATATCGAAACAGCCTCAATTATTCCTGATTTCGATAATCCTGTAGATATTCCAGAAACTCGCTGGATTGATATTCGATTGCATGAAGAACCCGAACCAGAGCCTGAAGAACCGTTGAGTGAAACACCATTGGAGTTCCAGCCGACTAAATTATCTCAGGCAGTAGCTGCAGCCTTGAATGGTGTGGAACCGCCAGAGATCTCCGACACAGATGCAACATATTAAAAACCCGCAAATTTAGCGGGTTTTTTATGCCCATTTTTTATAACTGCCCGCTGATGAAGCGGGTTTTTTATGCCTAAATTTTGGAGAACCATAAATGAGTTCAGGCGCAAAAATTCGATTATATGCTTGTGA